GACTGGGAGGCACGATGAGTCCGATCATGAGCGCAGCGCGGCAGGCCGCCAGCCAGTCGCAGTGCGTGCGCCGGCAGATCGGCGCGGTGGTGGTGCAATATGGCGACGTCGTCGGCATCGGCTATAATCGTATCGTCGTCGGCGCGCGCGACATGGTGTCGTGCGCAGCCGTGTGCCGCCGAGCGTTTCGTGACGGCGCAGTCGATCCGGCGTACCACGACTGCTACGCGGTGCACGCCGAAGCGGCGGCGCTGCTCGAGGCGGGGCGGCGCGCGGCTGGGGCGACGCTATTTGTCACTGACGTGCCGTGTCACAACTGCGCGATCCTCGTGGTCGCTGCCGGCGTGGGGCGCGTCGTGATCGGCCAGGCGGAGCGCGACGTGCCTGACGTCCTGCGGCAGATCGCGATCGAGTGGGAGGGCGGTGTATGAGCTGGTCGACGCGGCTGCGCTACGGGCTGGCGCGGATGTTCCTCAAGGCGGGCGGGCTCGCCATCGTGCCGCGCTGGGTCGACACCACTGTGCTCGATCCGACGTGGCGCGCGCTGTCCCGCGACGGCTACCGCCGCAACGCGGCGGTGTACGCCTGCGTCTCCACGCTGGCCTTCGATCTCGTCGAGCCGGTGCTGCGCTGCTACAACGCGCAGGGCGAGGAGATGGGCGCATCGCCATTGGCGCGGCTGCTGTCGCGACCGAACCCGATGCACTCGCAGCGCGAGTTTTGGACACTCGTCGCCGTCTACGCGGCCGTCGGCGGCAACGCCTACATCCACGTGGTTCGCGACCGACGCGGCGTGCCGGTAGAGCTGTGGCCGTACCACGCGGGCCAGATGGTGCCGGTGCCGTCGACGGACGCCAGCGCCAGGATGTGGATCTCGCGGTACGACTACGTGAACGCCGACGGGACCGAGCAGCCGGTACCGGTCGAGGACGTCATCCAGATTCGCTGGCCGAGTGTCGATCTCGAGCAGCCGTGGGTCGCGCTGTCGCCGATCGTGGCCGTGGCCGCCGAGGTCGACGCGACCAACGAAGCGATGCGCTACGTCCGGGCGCTTTTGAAAAACGACGCGATGCCGCGCGTGGTGTTGCAGACGCCGGCGGGCCTGATGCTCGACGACACGGCGGTGAACCGCATGCGGGCCCAGTGGTCTGAGCGCTACGGTGGCGACCAGCGCGGCGGCGTGGCCGTGCTCGAGGAGGGCGTCACGCTGCAGCGCGTCGGGTTGTCGATGGCGGAGCTCGCGTTCGATGCGCTGATGCGCGTGCCCGAGGCGCACATCGCCGCGGCGTTCCGCGTGCCGGCGATCGTGGCGGGCCTGGGCATCGGTCTCGATCGCTCAACCTACAGCAACTACGCCGAAGCGCGCGTCAGCTACACGCAGCAGACGCTGATCCCGCTGTGGCGCATGTGGGAGGGCGAGATCCAAGCGTCGCTCGGCGATCCGTTCGGCGTCGTGGTCCGCTACGATCTGTCGCACGTCGCGGCGCTGCAGGAAGACCAGGCAGCGCGTGTGACGCGGACGATCAACGCCTGGTCGGCGGGCATCATCACACGCAACGAAGCGCGTCACGCGCTGATGTTGCCGATCGACGACGCGGGCGACGTGTACGCGCTGCCGACCTCGATGCAGCTGCTCGACGCGCAGCACAGCCCGGTCATCGGCATGCCGACGCTGACGCCGACGACCGACGCGCCACCGACGGCAGCCGACGCGCCAGTCGAGACGCGGGCCGCGCCCAGGGCGCCGCATCCGATCGCCGCGTACGTGGCGCCACCGATCGACGACGTGGCCGAGTCGATGTTCCGGCGACTGCGCCGCTATGTCGACGGGCAATATCGAACGGCGGCGGTTGAGCTCGAGCGCGTGGCGCAGCGCGAGATCGACGCCGAGCGGGCGAGGAACGTGCAATGACCGATGCGCCGTTCAATCCGTTCACCGGCGGCCTGACGCCAGCGCAGTCGGAGCTGGTGGTGGGGCAGCTCGACGACGGCACCGAGATCGCCGAGATCATGCGGCAGTTCTACCCGCTGCTGCTCGAGCGCGCGTGGGAGCGAGCCGGCGGCCAGGTGCAGCTCGGCCTGGCGTTTGACCTGCGCAACCCGCGGGTGCAGGAGACGATCGCCGGGCTGGCGCAGAAGGTGCGCCGCGTGGCCGACGTCACACGCGAAGAAGTGCGCGCCGTGCTGGCGCGTGTCGACGCCGAGGGGCTGAGCTACCAGCAGGCCGCGGAGTTGCTGCGCGGTGTCGTCGAGACGACGGCTGACGGCGTCGAGCTGCGGCCGTTCGACAGCGCGTACCGTTCGTTCATGATCGCGGTGACGGAGTCGGCGTACGCCTACAGCCGAGGCCAGGTACTGGCGTGGCAGGAGAGCGGCGAGGTCGATCGGATGCAGTGGGTCGCGGAAACCAACGCCTGCGCCATCTGCCAGGGACTCAACGGGCAGATCGTCGTGCTCGGCGCGCCGTTCGAAGGCGGGCGAGAAGTGCCGGCGCATCCCAACTGTCGATGTGCTTTGTCGCCAGTGCTGAGTGACTGATGCTATACTGACCACGACGGAGGGAACGGCATGGCTTGGGTAATCGGCGCGTCGCGCGATCTGCCACTCAACGATGATCTGCCGTGGGACGGTCCGGGCGCGGCTGCGCGCGTGTTCGAGCTCGCCATGTTCGACAGCGACGAGCCGGACGTCGAGCTGGCGCGGCAGGCGTTCCTCGTGTACGACGACGAGCGTCCGGAGCTGCGCGGCAGCTACAAACTCGGCATTGCCGACGTGATCGACGGCGAGCTGCAGGTACTGAGCAGCGGCCTGCGCGCTGCGGCGTCTCGACTGCCGCAGACCGCCGACCTCAGCGAGGATGTGGTCAACGAAGCGCGCGAGATCATTGACGGCTACGTGGCGCAGATGCTGGACGACGAAGAAGACGACGACAGCAGCGACCGCGCAAAAACGCTGCCAGCGATGCGCGAGACAAAATACGACGCACCGAACTGGCTGCGCGGCAACGCGGCGCGCGGGCTCGAGTGGTACAGCGAGGGCCTGGCGGGCGACGGCGTGACAGCGCAGACCGTGCGCGAAGCGCGGGCCATGGCCGGCGGCTTTGTGAGCGAGGACAAGGCCACGCGCATGGCCGCGTGGTTCGCGCGGCACATGACGGACCTCGACGCGCCGGCGGCAAACCCCAGCCACGATGACTACCCGTCGCCGGGCGTCGTGGCCCACGCGCTGTGGGGCGGCGGCACGCGGCGGCAGTCAGAGCGCGCACAGCGCTGGGCGGAGGAGCAGGTGGCAAGCGAAGAAGAACGAGCAGCGGCGCCACGCCACGAGCGCAAGGCGGTGGTGATCGCGCCCAGCGGCGTCAGTGATCGCACGGTGACTGGCGTGTTCTCGGTGTTCGGGAACATGGACAGCTACGCCGACGTCATTCACAACGGCGCGATGGAGAAGACCTTGCGGGAGCGCGGCACGCGCATCCTGCACCTCTGGCAGCATGACATGGACGCGCCGCCGATCGCGATGATCGAGTCGATCCGCGAGGTACCGCGCCAGGCGCTGCCGGCGGAGGTCCTGCTGCGCGCGCCGACGGCCACGGGCGGCGCCGAGGTCACGCGGACCTACCTCGACACGCCGCGCGGCAACGAGGTGCTGGCGGCGATCCGCGGCGGCGTGCCGCTGGAGATGAGCTTCGCCTTCGATGCGATCCGGTATGACTTCGCCGAGGATGCGGCATCGCCGATCGGCGTCATCCGCAACCTGCGCGAGCTGAAGTTGTACGAGACCAGCGACGTTCTGTTCGGCGCGAACAGCGCCACCGTCGCGGCGAAGGCTCATGGCCGGCTGCCGATCGCGACGCTGCTTGCAGCGCTGAAGGCGGCGATGAGGGCCGGCGCGCGGCACAGCACGCGCGACACACAACTGATCAACAGCATCGCCGAGGCGGCGGTGGAATTGGGCGCGACCAGCGTGCGCCTGATAGCTCAGCCTGATCCCGACGAGGAGCGCGCCGCTCGAGTAGCACTCGCTGTCCCGGTCGATCGGTCACGGCAACTGCGCGCTGCAGCAGCCGCGCTGGCGCTGCTGCACAAGGGAGGATCATAAAACTATGGCGGCGGATACACAGCGCCTCTACAACGAGGCCACGGAGCTGTACGGTCGTGCACGGGCATTGCTCGAGGCATCGCCGACCGGCATGAGCGCTGAGCAGTCGGCGCAGTACGACACGATCATGGAGCGGTTCGACGAGCGGATCGCCGAGGCGAAGCGGCTCGAGCGCGGCGAGCGCGCAGCCGGCATCATCGCCGAGGCATCGCAGCCGCAGGCGCGTCTGGGCGTCGGTGGTGTCGAGGCACGCAGCGCGACCGAAGAGCGACAACTTGGCCTGCTGCGCAACTGGTTCAAGGGCGGGCAGTTGTCTGCTGCCGAGCGCAAGGATCTCAGCGCCGGTGTCGATGCCCAGGGCGGGTATCTCGTCGCTCCGGCAGTGCTGGCGCAGGGCATTATCAAGTTCATCGATGACGAAGTATTTTTGCGGCGGCTGGCCACGGTCATCCCGATGGACGTCGGTACTGAGCTCATCGCCCCCACGTGGGACACCGATCCGGCAGACGCCGACTGGCTCACCGAGATCGCCAGCGTCACCACCGACACCAGCATGGCGACTGGCCTGCGCACACTGCGACCGTCGCGCCTGTCGAAGCAGGTCAAGATTAGCCGCACACTGGTGAACCAGAGCCGCATCAACATCGAGCAATGGGTGCAGGCGCGCCTGGCCTACAAGTTTGGCATCACCGAAGAGAAGGCGTTCATGACCGGCTCGGGCGCTGCCGGCGTGCCGCTCGGTGTGTTCACTGCCAGCGCGCAGGGCATCCCGACGAGCCGCGACACCACGGCCAGCGCGGCCACGTCGTTCACCGCTGACAACCTCCTCGACACCAA